TACTCGGCTAAGAATTTTATACAGCGAATCCTTGGGTCGGTCCCAACTATCATTGAACCTGACTTTGGCCCAGGCGCATCGTCTGCGTGTAGGGGGTTTGAGGCAACTATTGTTCACAAACTTAGTACACAACCTGAGTGCACACTCCTGGCTCGTAGCCTAGTGATCGAAAGTATCCGCGTTCTACTCCCAGCTTACGCTGTGAGTTGCGGAATATCCGACACTTACTTCGAACCAATTAACACCGAGAGCATTCCACTTGTTGCAGGTAACACTTTTACTACTGTCCCAAAGGACAGTCGAAGTAGACGTGGAATCTGCGTGGAACCCCATGGCAATATTCTTACGCAAAAAGGGGCTGGTAATTTTATCCGCAAACGCCTCAAAAGGGCGGGTTGGGATCTTAATCACCTACCACTATTGCATAAAGAATATGCCAGGATGGGGTCTATCGATGGATCATTCGCGACCATCGACCTCTCGTCTGCATCAGATACCATCTCAATCGAGTTGGTACGTGAATTATTGCCTCCTGATTGGTTCGATTTTCTGAACCGGATCAGGTCGCATAAAACACGTATCAACGGCGAGTGGCTCAAATGTGAGAAGTTTTCCAGTATGGGAAACGGTTTCACTTTCGAGCTCGAGAGTCTTATCTTCTTATCCCTTTGTCATGCTGTGAAGCTTGAACAAGGTAAAAAGGAAGACATTATCTCGGTATTTGGTGATGATATCATAGTTCCGACGTATCTCGCACATCGCGTAATCGACCTACTTAAGGAGTGTGGATTCGACACTAATCCTGAGAAAACCTTCGTCGATGGTCCCTTTCGGGAATCATGCGGCTTTGATTTCTTCTCTGGAGTGCCTGTCCGCCCTACCTATATTAAGGAGGTATCACGCAATGTTACGGAAGCGTCGTACACGATCGCTAACCGGATACGCGAAATTGCTTATAATCTCGGGCATAATAGCCTTTGCGATAAGCGTTTCAAGCATATCTGGGACATGGTCGTTAGAACGATCCCCTATGAGCTTCGATGTTTTGGCCCTGCTTCGTTTGGCAGTAGCCGCTACACCTTTCGCTCAATAGAGGTGCCTTTTGGACAATTAAGTATGGATAGCTTAAACGATCAGGTTATCGCCTGTGAGTATAAGCCGTCCTTTAAGTGTCGGAAAGGGTGGTCATTCAGAGTCAGCTACCTGGCACGAATCACTCGTAACCGGGTTATCCCACCATCAGATGGTCGGATTCAGCTGGCGTGCGCTTTGTATGGTGTTCCGTCCGTCGGGGTTTCCCCACGTGGATCTGGTTACACCGTTGTTAAGCGGCACACGACTTCATGTATTTGGAGTTCCTCAGATTTTGCTTGGTCTGACTAAGCAAATTATCCTTGTAGTCCAAGGTGGGCGTTGTTCTGAAAAGAGCAACTAGAAAGAG